CCCCCACCATCATAGTCTGGAGGATTCAGCTGGCCAGAAGAGGAGCCCCCGCCATCTGAGCAGCCGCTGTTGTTGTATTCCTTCAGCGAAATAGTGCCAACCTTGGTGCGGTCCTTGTAGAAACGGGGAGGGTCGCTCTCCTGTCCATCCTCCTCCTTGAATCCGCAGAATGAACCCTGACAGGTCTTCATCCGGCACTCAGCATAGCCATAGACAGCAGGACTTGGCAACAGGTCTGGATACCTCCCGGGATTGCCTCCACCTCCTCCACCACCAGGGATGGGCACCGGTCCTCGCGGGATCACTCCAATTGGTGGGGAAGTAGCATTATCACACTTGTCATCATCCAACTCAGGGTCCCAATCCCAAATCGATGGATCAACCTGCTGGAGGTCCATGCTAATCTCAATTGCCCCATCGCTCCCGACCGACCACTGCCAAGTCACCACCAGCATAGGCATACCCTTGGCTGAGTTGTCGGGATCGACGTACCCCAATTCAGGAATGTAGAGAAGTATAGGTAATCCCGCCTCGCAGCGCAGCCCATTGACGTCAGTTTTAATTGAGCAAGTTCCAGAGAAGCGAGACCGCATCAAATTAATCTTAGCCAACCGCCGAGCCAGAGGGATGGTGTTCGCCCAATCAAAGTCGACTTGATTAGGTAGCGGACCCCCATCATCGGTCACGAAATCGCTCTTTTCATAAGCCGGGTAATCAGTTGCCTGCCAGTTGTTTGATTCCAACGTGAAGGTCCCAAAAACCTGATTCACCCGATTAATCTTCGAAGTGCGAGTTGAAGCAGTGACGTTAGCAATTAGAATTGATTTATCGACGGTAAAGGTAGGCTCCACCCACGCCCCGGCATAGACGCGCCACTTCCCACCTGAGTAGACACGAGTCCCGGCCATTGAGGCAATGAAGTTGTTGATAATATCTTCCGCCGAGTCATCCATCGAAATGACCCCATCAAAGGTATATCTCTTCTGCGGAACGTAACCAGAGCGAGAGGCACAGGAAGGTTTCGTTGGAACAATCTCATCGCAAATGTTCGCCGCAGCAATTAGCTCATCCACGCCAATCTCATTCACCGACAGCCCCGGACCTAAGTCGGGCAACATGACATAGTGGTTCTGACAGAGCGCCGGATTATCCGTGTAAGCGGTAGGATAAGGATCACCAGAGGTCGTCGGTAGCCGTGGGTCCCAAATGTCATTCCTACCTTTGCACACAAAGCTGATATTAGGCACCCCATTCGCAAAGACCGTCGTATCATACTTCATCTGGACCCAGGCACACGCCACGCCAACCATCTTGTCAGTTTCGCCCCAATGCCCAGATGGATCCACTCCAATTGCTAACGCGGTTTGGTCGAGTGTTCCTAAGCGATACTCAACATAGACATGACCAATCCAGGGATTAGCTGAATAGGTCCCATCGGAATTAAGGACTGTACCAGTCGGCACCCAGCCTGCCCCGCTTGCAGCCAATGGACACTTCACATTATCAAACCACAGCTCTTCAACCTGCTGAATCGGCCCATCACACAGAGCCAGGATGAAATTGAGGTACTCATTATTGGTTCCGTTGGTGAAGATAAAGACTTCAATCCCTCCGATCCTGCGCCTCCCATAAATGATCTGGCGGGCTTGAGTGGCGCTCTGAATCATCGTGGTCGTGCCAGAGCCGGTCTTCTTCAGCCGCTTGGCCTCCATGTAGGCACTAACGGCGACGATTGCGGTCAGCGCGTACAGCCCATAGATGACGATTGTTTCGATGCCCATGATCAGAAGGGTATGTGCCAAGCGGCCTTGGCCCGATTCATCGGGATCTTAATGAGCCCCTTTAGACCCGGGCTCATCGCATACTGCCCGACGCAAATGCCTAATCCCTGCTCCAATTCATTCTTGCCCACGTCTCCGGAGAAGAAGACAGGATCCCCACGCTGGGCCATTCTCCAGTCGCATGGTTGAATTCCAACTTGGGTGAGGACCTTATCAGCAGCGTGGAGGAAACCATCCTTCCCGAGCTTAGAAAGCAGCCTACTCGCCCCTAAGTCGGAGCGGTACTGCTTAGTGAACTCCTCGCCCAGCTTGACCCCGGTAATCTCAAAGATCATTAGGGCAGTGAAGCGAACGCAATCATTAAGCCGACGGTGGAAGGGCTTCCACTCCCGACGGGCAATGACGGAATGATAATGTTTCTCCCAATTAGGCAGACGATGTGTAATCTGGATCATCCCGGTGTGCCCGCGAGGACTGGTGAACCGGCCTTCCCCCACGGAATGTTCATATCGATGATTTGAGTGATCTTCGAAAGGGCAGTGTCCCCTAGCCCTGGATGCAAGACTTGCTGATCAGCGTCGGTGTACTTCCAGGACCGCTTGCGCAGGATGTCAGCCATCCGACTCTCACAGTTGATCGTGAGCGAGATGGTATCAGGACCCATGTCCGAAGCATCACTGTCGAGTGTCCCTTTCCAGGTCGGCTCCGGTGGCATCTCAATAGTCTTAGTCTCTGAATTCCAGAACGCCAAAGTGATCTCCACGGTGTGGTCCTGGTAAGCATCGCTCACAATCTGCGCCCGGATCGTAGGATCAAGTCCATTCACTTTCACCTGGATGCCGGTCGAACCACTATCAAGGGACTCGGTCAGATTTTGAATGCCTACCACGGACCCTATTCCTACCCAGGTCTGTCCGCTCCCATCGGTATAATTGTATCTTCCCGTCCATAGATAACGGGGCAGGCTAGGGAAATCAGCGAAGATAAAGATTACCGGCTGGATAACGCCTTTGGCAATTAGTGCCAGAGTCTCAACGGTAAGAGTGCGTTCGACCGGGGGAAGTGAAGTGCCCGAGCTCATGGATAGGGAATAGCCTCCTCTGCACCAAAAGCAAAGCCGGTCATAAACCAATCCTCGCTCCAGGGAAACTTCGGCCAGTCAGTAAGGCGAAAAATTCCATAGGCGTCGGAACCGACATCAATAGCCGTGTTAGCAGCTATCCCCCCAACGTTCGGCCAAACCGTCAAAGTAGCTGCCCCTCCCCCACCGGAGTTCACGTCATCGAGCAATTGGTAAAGCCGATTGTTAATTGCAATCCAGTCTCCGGCCAGAAGCATCTTCGTAATGCTAGGGGGCCAACCCTTGGTGACCAGATCGCAGCCAGTCTGATTTGCTCCATCCACCTCCGGGTGGTAGGAGCCACTTGGAACATAGGACCCCCGCACCGCTGCGGCGACCTCGTCCTGCATATAGAAAGTCCCTTGGATGCCATTGAGCTTGTGAATGAATGCCATCCACTTTTTGGCCGCCGCCAGTGGCATTGCTTGCACCTTCACACTAGCGAGCCGGATCTGCCCTTCCCAGACGTAGATCTTCCGCGTCAAGTCGAAAGGATTAATTTGGCGCGCTACGGCCGAGGTCGGGTCCCATTCAAACTCAATGAACCCCGGCGTGTCCGGCAGGTCTAAAGGATAGGTGATAGGCATGTGAAATTACCGTTGGACGTTCTTGCGGAAGGTTCCCCCTCGGGCAATTCCATCAAGAACTGCTCGCATGGTCTCCCGTTTGATCTGTTCGGCCTTGGCATTCAGCTCAGCATGGGACACTCCGCTGGCGAAGTTCTGATTAACGGTGACGGAATGACTTTGCCCCTCGCGGGTCTTGGTCAAGTCAATAACTTGTTCATCCGGGTGGAGAATAGCGTACATTCCTCCCCGATTGTCCACCCCACCCGATCGGGAGCCGCTAGCAGTAAACCCTCCACCTTCGAAATTGGCAATGTCGGTTGCTACCATGACCGCCACGTTGGCGTAGCCTAATGCTTCCATCATCGCGGCCATTTCGGGACCCAGGATCGGTCCCCCTTCGGCCAAGGCCTTAGTCGCGGCCAGCTGAGTCTGGACAATGGCCTGCGCAATCGCGATAGCCTTCTCCATGACGTAGGCAGCCTTGTAAGCAGTGGTACCCTTGGTAGCCAAATTCTCAAGCCCCGTGGCCAGCGTGGAAGCAGAACTGAGAACGGTCTGATCCATAGTCAGATAGAACTCCTTCTGCTTGTTGGCCAGATCCTGAGTCAGGGTTAAGATCCTGGAATTGGCGGCCTCGGTAATGCGAACCTTATCTTGAGCAGTGAGGGTGGCCCAGTGAGTGGAATCAGCCTGCTCCTGTCTCCAGAGGGCCTGTTCATCGGTCAATTGGTTTTTGAGCGCGGTGATGGCGTCCAGCTGTGAACTACCAGTCTTGACTTGGGTATAGGTCCGGAGGAGTTTCTCTCGCGCGGCAGTGTAGGCATCTGTGCTCATCACCCCGGCTGCGACCTGGGCATCATATTGAGCCTGGGAAATGGTTCCATTCCGAAGCTGCTGGTTATACCGGATTAGGGTTTCCTGTCCATTGACGTAGGCATCGTCCAGCTGCGTCAAGCTCACCATCGTCTTAGCAAAGGGATCTTCCACCCCGAGGACGTTCAGCTTCTCCATGGCCATCAGGTACTGAGAAACAGAGACTTGACCCGATCCCAAGGCCTTGTTGAAGTCCAAGACTTTTTGGGCGTTGGTCTCCCAAGCATTGGCAATGGTCTTGAGCAGTTCCACTGTTTGTGGTAGCTGGCTGGCCCGATGAGTATAGTCCTCGAGAGATCCTCCCGTCAGCCGGATTTGGGTGTTGACCGTCCCCCACGCATGGGCCACCCCCGCTGTTCCTGTCACCATGTCATTGACGCTCTTCTCAAAGGCACTGCCCGTGAACTTCCAATTCTGGACCGACTCGATTTGCTTGTCCACCTGGTCGAGGGCCATGGTGTACTCGTCCGTCCCGGCCACGAGGTCCTTCTGAAAGTTGAGCCAGTCCTTGGCATAGGTGTCCATGTTCGTCTTGGACTGGGTGAGCTGATTGTTCAGCGCATCATAATCACTGACCACGCTCGCAATCGCTGCATGAAATTGGGTAGTATCGATTTGAAGCTTCTTAGGCAGAATCTTGTTGGCCAGCTCGGCCATGTCTGTCAGCCCTTCCAAGAACCCCGCGACTAGGACATCAAGTCCTTCCCGGGCCCCGACGTAGAAGGCGTCAACGATATAGGTCAGAGCCCCAAAGACCATCTTGGCAGTGAGCCATAGTTCGTTGAATGCCCCCATCAGGGCGATGATGACCTGCTCGCCCATCAAGAAGCCTTCGGTCAGATAGCGAACGAGATCGATGACAAGTGAAATTCCTTCGACAAAGGTTTTCTGGGTTTCAGTGAGCTGCTTAGTATGTGCCTGGTTAGAAATAATCGCCGCATCGTTATCTGTCCAAGTCTTCAACATTGGGATCAGCAACTTGTTCAACGCTTCCAGAATAGGAACCAATTCCGAACCAAGGGTGATGAATAGGTTGTGGACGTTGTTCCACATTTCCTTGGCCTGAGCGTTGAAGGTACCCATCTGGACGTTGGCCACGCTGTCCATTGTCCCGCCGGCATTCTCAAAGTCGGACTGCATCTGCCGGATCGCCCCGCTCATTCCAAACAAGGCTTGCATGGCCATGAGTGAACGAGCCTGGAACCCGAGCATCTGCTCCATTTGTCTTGTCTCCTGTGGACTCAGTCCGGCCATCTGTGATTCCAGCATCCCAATGATATCGGCCATGGGCTTCAACCTGCCGGAGGCGTCATAGATGCTCATCCCAAACTGCTTCCAGACCTCCGCGTGAGTCGAGGCAGATTGGGTCAGCGACCGAATCATCATGTTCAAGTTGGATGCAGCCGTCCCAGCATCCTTGCCTTGCTGGGTGTATGCCGCCATGATGGCCAGACCTTCTGTCATCCCTCCGCTCAACATCCGAATCTGCGTTCCAGAGGAAGCCAGGGCCGAAGCAAAGGCCATTTGCGAGCTGTTTCCTTCCCGAGCAGCTAAGGTGACCGCGTCCGCCACCTCGACCAAATGCTGAGCATCAGTCGCCGCATCTCGACTGGCCATTCCCACCGCTACCTCTGCCCGGGCCAGCGTCTGGGCAGCGGTCGCAGAGTCGGTGTGCGCGGAGATCGCAAACTGATCTGCGACCGCAATGTCCCGGATGGCCTGAGCGGCATCTTTCCCATTCTCCTTCAACGCGCCATAGGCCTTGGCCAAATCATCGGCGCTGTTGACCCCATTGTTCGACAGCTCAACGGCCGTGGCTGCCATCTGAATCCTCATTTCCTCAGTGGCCCCGCTCATGTTAGCGGTTGCGGCCACGAGGTCCTCTTCGAAGTCAGCGTAGGACTTGATTGCGGCCGCTAGCGTCGCCGCTACGATGGCGCTGATCGCGGTAAACCCATACTCAAATGTTCCGACGATGGTTTCGACTGCTCCAGAGGTAGCGTTCTGGACATCAGTCAGGCCCTGCATGTACTGCCGCCCATCGGCGGTCAGAGTCAGGACCAGTGTGCCTAGCGAATCAGCGCCGGCGACAGCCATTTACTTCCTTTTCTTAGGGGGAGGTTTCTTGGGGGGTTGTCCGACGATGGCAGCCCAATTGGCCTTTGAGCGCTGAATATGACGCTGGCGCTTTTCCTCATCGTCTATGTTTTCCTCGCTCGGCTGGGGACCAGGAGCGAAGTCGAATATGAAGTCCTTCAATGGTGTAGCTTTGTGAGTCGCGGCAGCATAGATCAGCGCAGCAATGCGAGCCAGGTAAAACTCCTGACGCTGCACCACCTTCAAATCTTCCTGCATGTACTCGCACCATTCGAGGAACTCCGTGCTAGAGGTTTCTTGCTGTAGGCGTTGGAGCGGCATCCCTAGGCGGTCCGCTAACCGAAACCACATGCGGCGCTCGCCTCGGTTGCCGTTTAGACGTTTTTTGTGGCCGCCTCGATCCGAGCCTGTTCATCCTCCGTGAGGGACAGTCCGCTCAGTTCCCGGGCCTTGCGGAAGAGAGCGGCCTGCACGCTGGCGGGCCAACCGGCAATGATGTCCTCGGGCACATGATTGCCAGCTGCGTCTACTAACGCCATGGTGATCAGCTCAGTCTGATAACCATCGAAGTTGCGAACGATCGGGGTTGCCCGACCCTTCGCATCGAGCTCCATCTTGAGACGTTTGGCGCTTTCGGTGTTGTAGGCGTCACGCTCCTTGCCAGTCAGTTCGGTGAGCGTGTAATCCTTGCCATCGATCTTGACGGGGACCGACTTGAGGGTCGTGGTGAATTCAAGGTTCTCGTTTTTCATGGGTGTGGTTGTGTGTGGTTATGGTTGCAGGCAGGAATGAATCAGGAACCGGCGACGTAGGCGGGCTTGACCTCAGCCCCGGAGAGGTTGAGATTGGAGGGAGTCAGCGCCACTTCAGCCGTGGGCAGCTTTCCTTCCTCCAAGGCGCCGAGGGTGAAGCTGTCCAGCCAGCCCCAGAAGGACCAGGTGCTGTTGTCAGGAAACGTCACCGTGATCAGCTGGTTCTGTCCCACCATTGATAGGCAGGTCTGCAGGACTGCTGGATCATATTGGACGGAGATCTTGCCGTTGGTGATTGACTTCAACCGCGCAGCCGCCGCCGTCCGGACATCCTTGTTGCGCATCGTGGTTTGGTCGATCATTTTTCCCACGCTCACTCCGGGTGGGGTGACGTTGATCTCCTTTAACTTGACAGTGGGTTCGTCGGAGAACCCGATTAGGGTACTGAAGCCATCTTGTAGGAACATGATACTAGATCTCCTTATTTTGGGTTTGGTTATTCGCTGCTCGTCTCCGTGCAAACGAAAGTGACGTTGACGGTAAATAGGAAGCGCCGCTTAGTCCCGGGTTCAGGCCCTAAGGCCAGCGGCACCCCCCGTGAAATAGAAGGAACAGAATAAAGGTAGCTGCCTAGCGTCGTGGTCGCTCCTTTGAGCTTGTCAATAAAGGCGATCACTGCTCCGAGCTTGGCCCAACCCACGGTATAATCTCGCGCCCTGGTCTTGACCTGAACGGCATAGCGTTCGATTACCTTGCCATCATCCATGAGGCGAGCTTCCTTAATCCCCATCACCGCATACACTGCGGCCGCCTCATGCGGGATATCATCCCCATCCGGCATGGCCGAGACGTAGCAAGGCCAGACCGTCGTGTTGTCATTAGGAACGTTGACCAGGTCTGGCACAGTCAGGAACAAAGACCGAAGGATAGTGGCGGGAGTATTATTCATACCACAATCTCCTTCTTAATGACATCCCTCAGTTCCTCTGCGTGATCCAAAGCCGGATCCGAAAGGAACTTAGCTTTCTGCCCTTGACCGCGACTATGGCGGAAGGGTCCGGTCTTAGGCTTCTTGGCCAGCTCCTCGGCATAGTTGATATTGAAGAGCTCTCCATGCAGAGCGTCCATATTCTCATGGACAAAAATGGCATACTCGGCGGTGTAGCCAACCTGAACCATGGTTCCCCAACCCGCTCCAAGCACCCGCACAAAGCCGGAGCCCTTCAGAATGCCATAGTCAACTGGAACCTCTAGCTGGCTGTACCGATACAGCAACAGACCGGCTGCTCGCAGTCCCCGGTTCAACCCAGCTTGGTGGGCTACCCGCTTCGCTGCCAACTTGGCTAAGGCAGCGTTGAGACTGGAGCGAATGCCAGCGATGTCGGCAATCATCATAGGAAGATCGTGTAAAGGGTCTGAGTATTGCGCAGGTTAGTGACTCGGGCGTGCTGGCGAACTTCAAAGACGCTTGGATTGTTCTTCGGCACAAGCGGATCAACTAGAGAAGCAAGCGTGCCGAGCATAATCAGGCTCCCGATGACAACGTCTCGATCGATGTAGACAACGGCCGCGCTCACTTGGCGAGTTCCAGTGTGATCAATAAACTCCTTTGCTTCATCCTGCCAACGACAAGGGATCTGCACCGGTGTCATCACGACCGGCTGACCGTAATCATCGCTAGCCCCATTGGCGGCTCTCGCCCAAAGCACCGCCTTGTCCTTCAGGAGTTTAGAAATGAAGCTCATCAGTTACACCCCTCCTCCGGGCTGACCTACGTCGGTGGGGTTGTAGGTAGCTCGACGCGGCGTTCCCAGATGAAAGATGCCGAGGTGAAAGTCGCGCATCCGTCCGGCCTTGTTGTTCTTTGCGGCCAGTCCACCATAGGTATCGATCCGCATGGCTGTCTGCCCCCATTGGGTAGCGTCCAACCCGATGTCCACGACCTTTTGCAGCGTCTGGCGAGCGGCTCCCAGCTGCTCCGTGACCGGCCGGGGATCCCGCACCGCATAGAAGTGAGCGGCCACCCAGGTCTCGATCACGGCCAGACGAGAAGCAGAATAGCCTTGCCCTTGCAAGGTGCAGCATTCCGTCACCATCTCATTGGCAATGTTGATGAAGGGATTCAGTCCATTAAGGCTGGACCCGACTACGGCCGGATCTGTCTCAATCACGCCGGCGACATCTGTGGGACTGCATCTTCCTGGTAGCATGGAGAATTCCTCAGGGCTTCATCCAGGTCCATAAATGGAAACTGAGTGATCGCCGAGTCTCGATTGGTGTTGTAGATTTCCGTGCCCGGGAAGATCTGGCGGTGGGTCCGGGCGATCTGATACCAAGCCTCATTGAATTTGAGGTACACGGTTGGGTTGGGCTTTTCCACTAACCGCTGGTGCCAGTTGCTGTCTCCCTCCTTGGACAGCTTGCCATCATAGCCCAGGAGAAAGACTCGGCGGGCCCCAAGCAGCAAGGCCAGATGAATGGCGCTGGCCCCGGTGCTCCCACCATAACCGTAATAGAGGCTGCCATCCGTCGTCAGCCCCTTCATGGTGCGGGGCAAGCACAGCACCCATGATAGGTTTGGCGGGACATACTCGCATTGCGTGGCCACGCAGCCGCCCTGCTTGAAGTAAGCAAACAGCTCTTCCTCGTACCTGGCGAACCAGGGCTGGTCGCTAAACAGGCAAAGGTGGCAGACATTCGGGCCGTGGATAAAGGCCGAGTTGCACCCGATCGTCCGACGCCCCTCTAGTCTGCGCCAATCAAACTCGCGCAGACTAGGGCCCCCTCCGATCAAATAGACATCGGCGTCGGGCCATTCGCGTTCCGGTGTCCATTTCACGCGAGTTCGGCGACATAGGCGTCGACGTCGCCCTTGACCAGGGGTTTCTTGTTGGCAAACCGGGTCGGGTTGTCCCGATCCGCGACGAAGTACCCGTCAGTCCGCTTGAAGACCAAGAACCCGGCTCGACGGGCTTTCGGGAACTGGGCAGTCACATCAACCCCCGGTTTTGCGTCTCCCGGGGCCTCAGAACCGCCTGTTTCAGCCGATTCCGCCCTCGATACGCTGGTTTGAGGGGTGGATTGGGGTGTTGGTGCCGGGGCGGGGGCAGCAGGGGCGCTAGGTGGGCTAGCGGGCGTATCGACCTTCACGAACTTGTTGGGGAAGGCCGCCATTAGATTGAGCTCGGTGACAACGATGTCTCCATCAGGTTGTCCCTTGCCGTAGACGATCTCTTTCTTCGAGCCGGGCTCAGTGTGGTGGTGGACCCCGGCGATGACGCGATAGGCAGTTTTCATAGCGTGTGGTTTTTGGATGTGTGTGTGGTTGTGACTAGCTCAAAAGAAAGGAGCCCAGACAGCACCTAGCACCGTCTGGGGCATCCTTTTCCTCATGTCCAGGACTGCAAGAGTGTCCCGGTCAGGTGTTCAGCAGGTCTTGCGCGACGGGAGAGCCGTGGACGATACCGGTGTTGCCGTTGATGTCAGCACGCAGCTGGGGCACCAGAATGGCCATCACCTTGTAATTCATCTTCAGCCCGCCCTCTTCCGGCCACTGGACCGTCGTGAAGTCCAGCCCGACGATCTCCCGGATCACGTCCGAGGATTGCTGGACCAGCAGCATCTGGTAACCAGTCAGGAAGTCGAGCGCCCGAACGTCCTGGATACCGTCGATCGCCTTGAGACGCTCCCGGAGGGTCTGCGTCGCAACGTTACCGCCAGTCAGGATGTAGTCGTTGTCGAGGTACTGGTCCCAATTCGTGGCCGCGTACAGGATCCACGGCCCGAAGTGAAGTTGGCTGATCGACGCTTGCTTCATCGCCAGCACTTCATTCAGCGTGGTCTTCGGCACCCAGGCCGACAGGGTTGGAAGGGTGAGCAGCTTGGTAATGCGCTGCGGGAACGTAGTCGCCCCGTAGATCGTACCACCCCCGAAGGCAAAGTCGCCACCAGCCCAGTTGCCCAGGCACATCTGCTCGGCGACTTCAGCAACACGTCGGGCGGCCGCTTCCGCCGCCGCGGTGTCGAGTGGAGTTGCGCTCTCCCGGCTGACCATGATCTGGCGAGCACTGAAGCTGAAGTCAGAGTGGATCAGGGGAAGGGGCAAATTCTCCATGGCGTACTCCTGGCGGTCGTTCTGCCCCTTGCGCAGACCATCCATGCTCACGCTCGCCGAACCGGGGTCAGTGCTCTTCTCAGAACTCAGCACGGTCTTGGCGAGGCCGTTCGGAATAGTGAACTGCAAGCCACCAGCCCGCAGGTCAGCGACGAACCGCAAACGACCACGTGCCGCTTTCAGAACGGCCGTATCCAGCTGGCGCCACTCGTCGTAGCGCATGGTGGCCGCCGCATTGATGACCATCTTCTGCGGTTCAATCTTCCCGGTGCGCGGGTTGTACTTGTTCAGGGTGACGCAGGTCCGACCCTTGCTGTCCCAGTAGGGGCGGAAGATGCCAACGTCACCGTTGGCCGCCATTAGGCGGGATGCAACGGAGCCTTGGGCGACGCCGTTCAGAATGAAATCCAATGCAACTTTGTTCATTGTGATATTCCTTGTTCAGTAAGTTGTGGGTTTCGATCGTTAGGCGTTAGAAGACCCGCACGCTGTGGTGCGTGTCGACGGCCCCAGTGCCCGAAAGGTCAACAGCGCCGCCGATCTCATCGACCTCAGCGATGATCTGCTTGACCTGGCCTGTGCTGGCAGCGGCGCTGGCGAGAATGAGTCGTCCGGCGCCATCACTGATCAGCTGGGAGCCGATTGGATAGTTCGCCCCGGCTTTCAGCAGGGCGTTGACGCGATCGCCAGTCACAAAGCAGCGAGCGCCCACCAGGGCACCCGAAGCGTATGCGGTGTCGATGTTAGCCACGCCGCCGGCCTGAGCCGGATCGTTGCGTGACACGAGCGCTTCCTCAAGGGCGAAGCGTTTGACAGCAAAGCCCCCTTCGGTGGAATGGCGTCGGAAGAGGCCAAGGGAAGTAAGCTCGATCAACATCCCTGGATAGATGTTCGCATCGTAGGCCTTTGCTTCCTCGCGCTCAACAAACGTCGCCAGTTCAACACGACGGGGCTTTTGCGGAGTTGGAATTACAAGAGTCATGGTCGATCTTGGTTTCTGAGTTGTGGGTTTCTGGGTTTGATGTCAGCGCGGGCCCTTAGGAGGCCTTTGCCTCCTCTTCAAAGTTCATCACAGGAGCCTCGAGGACCTCGGCGTCCTCCCCCTCCTGGTTCTGGACCGGCCGGACTTCGCCCTGACCGTTGAAGAGAGGAGCACGCCCACCGGGCGTGTCATTCTCGACAATCCCACCCCCGGCCAGCTTGGCGAGTTTCCGAAGCTGCTTGAGGGGCATGGCCATGAGTTCCTCTTCGGTGTACTCGTTGGCCTCGTTCTGGGTGATGTACTCGACCAGGCGGGAGATCTCAGCTTGGACAGCCTCGACCCCGTTGGTGACCATCTCGCTCACTTCCGGTGGAACGGTCCGGAGGAAAGCGTTGAGGCTGAGGGGTTTCTTCCCCTTGCCCTTGTTGGCGTTGGTGGCGGGGTCGTCGTCTTTCAACGTGGCCTTGCCGCCCTTGCCCTTCTTCTCGGAGTCCTCGGCCGTGCCTCCGCTGTCTCCGGCGCCGCGGTCATCGTCCTGGTTGTCTTCGGCGTCCGAGTCTTCGTCAGCGTCGGCAACCGTTGCGTGGTCGATGGCCTCGCGCGTGTTCTGCGCCAGGGCATCACCTTGCTTGTGGAGCTCCTCGAGCCGCTCCTCAGGAAGTCCGGTGAGGTACTTCCGGTCTTTCTCGGTCCAGCCATGATTTTTGATCAGGCTTTCAATGAGTTGCTTTTTGTCCATGGTATTGGTGCCCTCACGGGCTTCGTTGGTGGCGGGTTCGTAAGAGGTCTTGCGAACCACCGCCTCTGGCTCGCCCTCAAGACTAACTTGGTCATCTCCGTCGACGGAATAAGCCTGCTTGAACAGCTTGCCGCTACCATCGTCGTAGACAAAAGAATCATCAAAAACGTCTGTCACCCAGCAGGTGCAAATGCTGCCGGGACTGGAGCCATCCGACTTCCCATCACGCAGCTTCTTGGAAATCTGCTGGCGGATGTCATCGAAGGAAATCTCATTGAGCGCTTCCTCCTCCTCATTCTTGCCCATGGTCGGATATCGCCGCGCCACCTTAGCCCGCACGATCGCCTTCTCCTTCGGTGAACCATGTTGAGAAACACGAGATTTGGCGGCGGCGGCGTGCCTGCGATCGTGAATTGGATAGCGCCGACCCGGCAGCGCGAAAGCTGAATCAGGCAAACGATTGCGGGACTTCGCCGTCAGAACCTTGTTAGCCGTGACCTTGTCACAATTCGCGGCCATCCCATCGTGCAGCTTGGCCGCGCTGGTGTGATAAGCCGACATGATACTGTCCTGGCCATTGTTCGCACGCCGATGGGCCGATGCAGCATAGCGGTGGGCAATAGCAGCACTTCGATGGGCCCGAGCCACTCCGGCGGACATCGCTTGGTTGCTGCGCTCCGTTGCGGCAGCCGTGGCAGCATCACTCTCTTCTGTCCCGCTCCACTCGCCCTCATCATCATTCGCGCCGGCATCGGTCCCCCCGAGGGCGTCACTGTGGGAAATATTCTCCGTGGCCCCTTCCTCATGCTCATCAGCCAAGCGTCGCTTGCCCCGATTCTTCGCTGGCTTTGGATTGTCCGTTGAGGCGGCCTCGGCTTCATCACCCCAATTCTTGTGATCGTTGGCCTTGGTCGTGTGCCAGTCCGAAAACGCTTTGTGCCCGGCCTTCGCGTAGAGCCGCGCCGCTTTGCTATGCAACTCAGCCGCTCCATCATGAGCCTTCTTCGTCCCGCTGATCACTGCCCACGCGCCCTTGCGATTGGCGTCCCGACTGGCGGCGTGCGCTGCTTCCATCGGCTTCGGAGTCTTGTGCTTGGAGTCGCCTTGCTGATCCAGGTCGGCCTGCTCCTCGTCCTCCTCCGAAGGCTTGCCGGCATTATACGTGAGCACGCGCACGAGGGTGTCCTCATCGATCTCCGCGGCCTGATTGCGCATGAAGCCCGCCCCGTCATCAATGCTGCAGGCCCCGCGTTTGTCGGGCAGGATGGCCAAATGGTCCGGGCGGTAGTTGCGAGCAATGGCATCATACGCCTCCCCATCAAATTCACCTGGGTTAAATTCCTTGTCGACGAAGACGCCAGTGGACAGCTCCATCATCTGCTCGTTCTCGATCGCTTTCATCACCCGCGGCTCGACAGCATCGGCTAGGGCCGGCTCGACCCACGCCTCTGCGACCAACCGGCCTTTGTCATCAAAGCGGGTGTTCATGATCATCCCGACTTGATAATTCTCGGCCACGTCCGGATCACAGGCGCTGCGCCCTTCCCCATTTTCCTCCGGGTGGTTGACCACCACTGGCTTCATGTTCCAGACGCAGGGCGTCTTGCTGAGTTCGTCGCCGGGGTAGAACAGCGCACCATTCGAGCCCTTGTGAACGCCCTCCGTGATCATCACCATGGGCACCGCGAGGTAGTCGCGCCCTTGCAGGCGCTCATTGCGGACCAGCTTCTTGGAAGGGGTGAGATTGAAAACGATCTCAGTCCGCAGGTTGCGAACAAGCCCTTCAGTGGCACCTACGTTCAGGACAAGTTTTGAACGACCTTGCCCTTGCCGTTTCCGGGACTTTGACATAGAGAGTGAAAAACCAATCGAGGGATGAACAATGAGCCCCTTCGTTGGGTCACTCTGCTGAGTCAGCTCTGCCCGTTAGAATGAATTAGCCGGGATGTCAACTATCTAAATAGGAGGAACTGACTTAACCCGAAGGCTTTTTCTCCCGCAGCCGATCCTTAATGACAACGCTTTCTTCCTTGGTGAGTCGAAAGATCCTCCCATTCTCAATATAGAGCGCGACCTTGCCAAACCACTTTGGGTCACGCAACAGAAGCAATTCTTGAACGACAAGTTCGAGGTCAGGTGGGAGAGGGTTTGTCATGTGAATTTCGGCTGATGTCATCAACCGGTAGGAGGAAAGGACGAGGAACAAGGATGTAACGGCGGCAAAGGAGATGAACAAGCACTTGGTGAAGCGGAGTGACCATATTCCCTTCCTTCCACTCATGCGCCAAGTTGTCAGCTTGTTCGAGCAGGTGAGCTTCGTCGGGCAGTCGGTCGAGTACGCCGAGGAGGCCCTGCAAGCTGCATTCCAACTCGACGGCTTGGTGCAGAGCTTGCTGCGTCAGGGCGCTCAGCGCGTCCATCCCAGTCTTGCCAGACGCGGGGGCCAAAGGATCAGGGTCAACCGGCAGGGCCAGGGTCGGGGCGGCAGCCTGCAGAGCCTTCTTCACGTCCTCCCAATCCGCTCCGGGAAAACGGCGCAGCAAATCTTCTGCTTTGTATTTTCGCAAGACCATCGCCACAGCGACACGAGCTTCGGATTCTGTCAGGTTACGGCTCATGGAAAACTCTCCAGTTCATATTTATCAGCAAACTCAGCAATGCTCTCCCGCTGACGAAGCGTGAACTCCTCGCGCTGCAGGTTGCTGGTGACAAACTCCCGTTCAAAATCATTGAGCTCCTTAAAGTCATCCATCTCCTGCATGACCGCCCGACATTGCTCGTGATTGGGGAGAATCATTGGTCAGAGAAGAGTTGGTAGTTCATATGGTTTATAGGCCTCCACGCGCAGAGTTTCCTGATCATCTCGTTCCCGCCCGATCACCTTCCAATGACCATCACATTCCGCCCGACCTTCCTGATGGATTCGTTCAAACCCGGCGGTGACCAGCATTTGAGAGAGGATCTCATAGTGGTACACCATCAAATGTCCATACTTGGTGATGATGTCCTCGCGCCAAGCTCGAGGTAACCGTTCCAGTTCCGGCACGCAGATCCGCAGGACTCCTCCCGGTGCCAGCACTCGGTGACACTCCTTAAGCAGTCGGTATCCATCCGGGGCGGTCAAGTGCTCGAGGAGATGCTCGAAGAAGACTCGCTCGGCGCAGGCATCAGAAAAGGGCAAAGGATGAGTAACATCCAGCACCTTAATCTCAGGATGGTTGACCCGTAAGTGGGGATCAAGATCAAAGTTCTCCCAGGGAGGAGGCAAGACGTTGATTGAGCAACCGAAGTGGAATTGACGTTTCATAGGTAAGGCTTTGCGATAGGTTGATCCCCAGCTCTTCTCCCATCGATGGACCACGATCGACTGAGGGTGGGGGAGACATTGCGCGGGAGGAGTATCCCATGAATAAGGATAGCAGAGGTGAGAGGCAATGACCGTCAGCCTTTCCCTTGGGGCTTTGGTCATCAGGAAGACGGCCTGTGGAGGGACTAGGGGAATGGGTAGATGTTCAAACTGCCACTTCACCCAAGGATGCCCAGCCTCTGCTCCAAAGAAGGCATTGCAGAGCAGCCCGTCTGCCTGCGGCGCAGCAAAGGCCGAGTACTGGACCAACCCATCCAAACTGTGCAGGCACTCAACATCCACGTCGAGATAGATGCCACCAAAGGTCTGAATGGCCCAAAGTCGCACAAAGTCGGCCGACGCAGCTATCCCTTGGCATCGACTCCGGACCAGTGCCCAGTTCAACCCGAGGTTCTCCATGGTGGTCTCAGTCCAGAGAAGGTAACGCCAGTCGGGATTCTTTTCCCGGACCGACTCCATCATCTTCTGGAGCCCTTGGTTTGGGGGGTTAGGTCCCAACCATACCTGATGGAGGATCTTCGGGATCATTTCTTCCTTAAGCAGTAGGAGGGCCAGTCAAGCTCAGAGGTCAGGTATTGGATCTCCCAACCTTCCTCAGCACAGAATTGATTGACCGCTTTGACCACCCCAAACTCTAGGGTCCTGGCCCATTGGGTGGTTTCGATGTAATCATGCCCCATAATGAAACCCCCCGGTTTCAGTCGCTTCGACCACAACCTCAGGTCTTGGATGACCTCGGGGTAGATGTGGAACGCATCGAGGTAAAACCAATCGAGCATGAACATGGTCTGGACAGCGATATCAGCCGAGAAGCCCCGATGGATGATTACTCGACCACGGGCAATGTCTTGAGCCAACTTGCGCTGGGTCTCCCGAAGGTTCTCCTCGTGGTTGCTGTTGTTCATGCACGCATCCCGCTCATATTCCTTGTATTTGATCCAAGGATCGATCAGATGCAGCGCGGCCAAGGGACACTGCGCCATGATCACAGCGAAGTCTCCTCGGAAGACTCCGATCTCGGCCCCAATGGAGCCGGGGAGAATGACCTTACGAACGAGGTCTTGTCTGGTTGGTAATTTTTCCATAAAGATCGCGCATTCCTTCCCGCACCGCTGCGCTCGAGCCTCGATGGGCACACCAGCCCAAGGAGGCTAACCGCTGGCAGTCGAGCCGAACGATGGGTACATCACCCTGCCATCCTCGAGTTCCTCCCGAGTACTCAAACCTCACTTCTTCTGGGTTGAGTCCCACCTCCTCACAAGCGATGCGAGCAATTTGATAGACGGTAATGGCATCACAGGACGCAATGTTCCACACCCGATAGGAAGGGAATTGAATCTTCTCAATTCGGAACAGCGCATCAATGACATCGTCCACGTAAATGTAGCTCTTTGATTGCTGCCCGTCGCCGAGGATCCGGAGGAAGGATGGATGACGGAGTAGCTGATTGATAAAGTCACAGCTGACCCCGTGGGTTTGGTTGGGTCCAACAATGTTAGCCGGACGCAGCACCCTTGCCCGAAGGCCGAACATGTGGCAATGGGCTGCAATCATTGCCTCGCAAGCGAGCTTGCTGGCTGCATACGTGGAGATCGGAATGCACGGACCATGATCCTCCGAGAAAGGGAGGAGACCAGTCGGGGCCTCCCCATAGACCCCGCTGCCCGAGAGGTAGAGCAGGTTTCCGATCTCGCAGATGCGCATCAACTCGAGGACGTGCTGGCAAAGCACGGTTCCTTGGCGAAAGTCGATCCCAGGATCTGTCACCGCTTTTGAAATATCGGGATTGGCCACGAGATGAACAACGGTATCAAACATGCCCTCCTCTGGGACTGGGACCTGATGAAACCAGTGTGGGTCAGCCAAATCCCCTTCGATGACGTTGAGAAGCGGATGATTAATAAATGGCTGAAGATGTTCCCACCTCCCAGAGCTAAAGTTGTCGAAGACGGTGACCCGCTCCATCTCCTCAAGGGCAAGCAAGTGTCGGACCACATTGCTGCCAACCATGCCAGCTCCACCAGTAACGAGTATCCTCTTCATGCTATAACCCCCCGTTTCTTTGCCTCTTCGAATTCAGCTCGCTTCCATTGCTGCGCATACCAGACTTCATCATTCCAGGGAATGGGACGATCCCGATCGACTCCGAATGATAATTCCTTCACCTTGTCCGGAGCCCGCTTGCGCATGAGGGCAAACTTCCGCTCACCCGTCAACCGGTCCTTGGTCTCCATCCTCCAATCATTGATGTCAGGACCCATTGCTAGGTAATCGCGCACAAACCTCCAGATGGCTGCGTGGCGCACTAGAAAGAGAGATTGAGTAGCCGGAACGAACTTGTCCGTGACCAACGGCCGACCAATTACCCAATCCCCTTCGCCTAGGTCGTGGTACATCCGCTCGATGAAGGGACCAAACGCCAGACAGTCCTGCTCAACGTAAATGAAGTCCAACACGGCGTTATAGGCGATCATGGCCGTAGCAATCATCGGGGGCGTCCATCCGACCAGATCAAAGTTCTTGCGCCCCTCCTGCTTGTCCTTGATGTGCCCTAGGTCACCCGGGCAGACAATCGTATCCACCGGCCGTCGATAAAAAGGAGCTGCTCCCCCGGCGGTCAATACCACCACCTTCTCTGGCAGTGGATTGGCATAGCGTACAAGGTTTTCCATCCACACATCAGCAAACTCATTTGCTGGGATGGGGGTCTTGGCATTCTTAACGTAGCCCGAGCCTATAAGGTAGTGGCGAGCGGGAGTGGTCACGGTGACAGCGGGGTTGGAAGGTTGAGGTTGGGAAGAAAGGATAATCGGAGAAGCAGGAGGAGTAGGTAATGCCTCAGGTGGCTTGCGAATGCTCGCTTCCGAAGTGACCAACAGACCCTTCACGGCCTGCTGAACTGAGGCGACTGAAATGGTATCCATCGGATTGCGGGGAGGATTTCCCAGATCAATCTGGTTCATACTGTTGAGGCGGTGGCGGATCCCAGTGAAGGGGTGATTAGGATCACTCTTTATCGCCACCGTGTCGGGCGCATCACAAAGGATCAACTCGGGACTGGTCACTCCAAATAGCACCACCCGAGGAGTGAAGACAGCCCCGGCGACATGGGAGGGGAAGCTATCAATCCCCACAAAGAGACGAGCAGCTGAAATGACCGCGGCCAGCTGCAGGAAGTTGGTTCGATTGCGCAGGTCAAGCACTCCAGTCAGCTTGTAAGGCGGAGGGCTGCCTGGCTCATAAGCCCCTACCACGACCACCGGCAGCAAGGCCTCCAGCACCAACCACTCAATCAGATCACGCCAACGAGCTTCGGCCCAGGCTCGCCCTGGCCATAGTCCTGGACCTGGGGCCACAACCACATACTTCCTACTTAGGTGGGGTGGGATTTGCTCTCGAACCCAATGGTGGTCCACTTCGGCCGGATAGATCTCGATGGTGTGAGGACAAGTCCCAGGGGCAAACCCTGCGCTCTTGGCAAAGCCATCAATTAGATGGCGGTCGGGAGTCTTTTCATACTGCACCAGGTCGAGATTGATCACGGTCTCAGGTGGACAACCATAACCGATCTCGCCTGGGCTAGCCCGCTTCACCCGGGGATTGTTCAGGAAAATCTCAGGGAACCGAGTCCGAAAAAAGATCTCAGCGTCAGGATACTTGAGGTTGAGGGCCCGGACTACGGCGCTGCACAGCAGGACATCGCCGCGCATGAGATGGCGAACCAAGACATAGGAGTTGGGATGGGACATAGGAGTTAGGGTGTGTGGAAAGGGGGTTCAACGTAACCGCACCGTTTGAAACGCTAGATGTAGGGGCAAAGAGCACGTTTCCGCCCACGATAGCGGCGATTCCTGCCCCTACAGCGGGGGTCCAGCATAGCTGACACCCCTGCGCAGCGTCAGGGCCAGGATTTGAAGCTGTGGGCTTCGTTAAAACGATGTAAAAGAACGTGTTCATCCCCCTTCTCCTTCGGCCACCAACTCTTCCTCCGCTGCTTGCTCCTCCTCACTCACCTGCTCCTCTTCCTTTGGCGCCACGCGCTCTTGCTGCTCCTGTATTGGCATTGGGATCCAAGCGCAGCGGCAGTTGGGATGGAGTGGGATCATCCCGCGCGCTTCATCGATGGTGTAAGGACTCTCATCAGCCGCATCTTGGCAGTCGTCACAGACCGCGTCGTCATCAGCCGTGCTCCACTCCGCCTCCATGCCCAACTCTTCCATCCCCATTGCCTGGAACGCATCCAGCTGCCCCTCCGCGTGAGCGCGAACAATCTCCGTCCGCGCAATCATCAGCGCTCGCGTGCGCGTCATCCCATCGATCTGGTCCACCATGTCCCGTGCGACTTCAGCTGCCCCTGACCCATCCACCATCCCATCCGCCAGGATCCGATTCAGCTGCGTCTTCTCATACGCCGACAGCCCTTTCATCTCCTCAAAGGCCCGGGTGGCCAGGGATTGCACCTGCTCGATCGCGACCGGCGAAGCAAAGGTATCCCGGAGGAACACTGCTTGAGCTTTGGCGTAGAAGGTAGGATCCGCCCGCAACTCTGGGTGGGCATCAATATAGGCCCGGACAATCCCTTGGCGGTAGGCGCTGGTGATGTAGGAGGCGGTCAGGGGATTGTCCGGGTCGGTCTGGCCAACGAGACCCAACACCCCTGCGTTCATCTGTTGCTCCAGCCATTGGCTAAAGGCCTGAAGCTTCTTGGAGTCGGTCAGAAATTGATAAGCGGCATGAGTGACCGGCTTCGGATTCGTCCCTTTGCCCAGCCCGTAGCTGTCCTCTGTCTCAACGTGGCGAATGATCTGCTTGGCGAGCCATTGGAACCGCCCGATCAGTTCTCGCGCAAAGGCGTTCTGGATGAGCGTCGTTCGGGAGGGATCAATGCGTCTGGCAACGGGAGGCATAAAATTGGTCCTTTGGTGTTTTCAGAACCTACTCGGCTCTTACCATCCTCAGGACTAAGCCACCTTGTGGCCGTAGGTCTGGATCGTCTCAGGCTTTACTTCACCCTCGATGAACCAGTAACGACCTGGTGCCGTGGTCGAGTCACGATGAGAGCAGGAGGACAAGCGTTCGACTTGTCGTCCATACTGGTCACGCGCGGCCTCGTCCGCTGATAGGAACAGCACGTTGGTACAGGTGCTGGGCTGGCCCGGTGTTCCCCAATCCGCCGTCACCAGTCCATTGTGAAGAACTCCAACTTCATCCACCACCTTCACTGCGCTGCCTAGTTTTATGACTTCGCCTTGCATGGTTCTCTCCTTGTTACCCGGGCGGAATTGCCCGGAATCACTCCTTGGCGTAGCCCGGCTTCTTGGCCGGATTGTGGGACGTGACCTTCCGCTTGGTGAAGGGCTGGCTCTGCCCTTTGGTCGAGGCGATGCGCTTGCGCAGCTTGCCCTGCCCGACCTTCACTGCGTCAACTTCTGTCTCCGGCAGCAGGGCCTTAGCATCGGCGTTAGCAATAGCGGCACGCTTGGCACGATCATTGTCAATGAGCCGCTGCCGCTGCTTGAATGATAGGGGCTTGTTCCGATACATGGTCTTTCCTTGCTTGTTCGAGGTGGGCCCGGTATTTGGCCGGGTCATAAACGTCATCAAAAGGCCAGCCGTTCTCCTTCTCCCATGCCCGCTTAAACTCCAGCTCACCGGCCTCCAGCAAAAACCTGATCAGCTGGTGCCGGTGCTTGAGCGTGCCTAACTCGGTGATCGCCGGGGCTTCCCGGGCAATGATCGCTCGCAGCTTCTCCGTAGACTGCGCTTGGTATAGGCGCTTGAGCTGGGTGAGCAGCGCCTTAATCCGATAGGCCGGATGATCCCGATTAGGAACGGTGATGAAGTGGGGCACGGCTATTTCTTTCCTGAACCAGCTTCTTTGTCAAGTAGAGCAGCCATTATCTTGGCACAGTGTGGACAGGAGACAGATGGATGATCGGCTACGGATAATGGTAATCCAGTCACTCCCCATTCAGACCATCCTGCCGAGGAGCCCTGGGGCTCTCTTCCACAAAGCGCCGTCCAACCATTAACGAAATGAGTGATAACTCCCTTAGTATCTCCTCCGCTGCGAGCACGACTACTAAGATAGGAGACACGGTAGGACCCTGAAGACTTTGCGACTTCCAACCTAGCGGTCTCCGATCTTGAGAGTTTTACCTTTTGCGATTCTGTCCCTTCTCCTGACCCTCCCCGCTCTCCTGCCCGACCCTCATGGCCAAAGTTGCCGGAACCTGTCCCACCGTGCATCGTCAGGGCGGCGCGGTGAGCGCGATCTACTTCAGTCTCAGCTTGCCGCTGGTTGTAAGACAACGGCTTGTTTCGCAGGCGATGGTACATAGGCCCTCCTAGCGTTTGCGCGTCGTGCTATGGTAACCGGCGCGGAAGCCCTTGCGCCCTTCCCTGGTGCGGGCGTGCTCGGTCGGGGTTTGGGGCCCCAGCCCAGCCTCCTTCGCGCGCTTGCCGGCCTCTCGGGCCATGATCTCCCGACCCTTCGGCGAATTCCGCCAAGATGCGTTCTCGGTCAGGTCAGGGGCGGCTGAGTAGCCGGGGCGCAAGACCTCCTCGGCATTGTCAGCCTTGCCCTGCTTCTTAAAGTACTCAATCTCCGCTAGTCGCTGGTGGGCCTTCCCTTCCGACATAGGCTTAGATAACCGCTTGCCCTTGTGGGAGAAGACTGCCCAGCCCCCTGGCACCTTGCGGACGTAGTTTGCCGTCAGCTTGTCCCCATCTCCGTTCCCTTCTCCATGCAGCGTCGGTGAGGCAGGCCGAACTGGCTTCTTCACTACGCTCGGCTCAATCTTCCCCGGTGCTCTGAGTCCTGGGGACCGCGGCGGGGTAAAGGGTCCTTGCGTTTCCCTCAACCCGCCCTTGCCAAAGGCCCCACCACGCGCTGCCCGAGCCTGTAGGAATGGATCCCCGGCGTTTGGAAAGTTGGAGACCTCGGTAATGCGCGCCCCACCCTTCCCCGTGTTCGGGATGGGCATGCCTCCCGGAGGGGAAGGTTGCGGAGAAGCTGGGGCCGGCGGATGAAGAGCCTGATAGGTGCTGCCCGGTTGCGCGCCCTGCTTGAGATATTTGGTCAGCTCCTTCATGGCCGCGTCCGCCTCTTCGTCGGTCATGTTCATAAACAACTTCAAGAAGAGCTTGGGTGGGAGGATTGTATCACACCCACCCGTGACATATTTGTTCAACGCATCGGCCAGCTGAGCTGCCACCTTGGCCTTCTCCTCATCGCTCGGCGTGTGTAAGTCCTCCCACGTCACCGTCGTACCCTTGTTCATGTCGGCCAAGGGTGGGAGAATACCCATGTAGATCAGCCGAGTGACCAGAGGATTGAGAACGTAGGGTTCGCAATACTTGCTCTGGCGATTGCCGATCCGTTCGTTCCAGGCGGACGTATCCTGATCACCGGCCAGCCGCGCTTCCTCCGTCCCAATGAAGACCCGATAAGGACAACCAATGGAAGCGCAAATCGCCTGGACATGCGTTTTGAAGTGAGACGCCGGGTCGGCTAGCTGAACGGTCAGACTCTTAGCCTGCACCCCGACCAACGCCAAGTACCGCTGCAGGCCAGATTGATAAGCTTCAAACTCCTTGCGCATCTCCTCCGGATCCATCTGCCCCACGCTCTGCAACTCCGGATTGACCTCGAAGCTGATCCCAGGGAAACCACCCTTCCAAAACATCTCCCCCGACCCGGCCAGCACCTTGCGCAAGTCAATGAGTCGATTGACTACGCTGGCCGGCCTGGGCACGCCGTACACCTCGCTGGACTCCCGATTGTCGGCCAAGTGGATGACTCGCGTCCAATGGACCGGGGTTGGGCTGGTCGGCATGGGCGCGACCGGCTGGATGACTTCCGTATTCACCCCGTATTGGATGAAATTGATGTTGTAGAGCAGCGGCTGGCCATAGCGCGGACTGCGAATGTCGATTTCGAACTTGTTAATGGTAACGGCCGACTCGTCGAAGACCCTGGTGTAGATCAGATGCAGACTCGGGTTGCGAGCTGTCCGACGCCGCAGGTCAATCTTCTTGTTGGGATCCTGCTGCCCTTGGAGCCAAAGGGGCATCGATCCATCCAGCGGTACTCCATCCACCGGCTCGATCAGCTGCTTGCCATCATCCACCCCAAGCAGAATGACGCCGAAGGTCCCAATACCCGAGAGCTTGTCCGCGCGCTGGAGCAGGGAAAAGAGCTGGAACTTCTTCTCCAGCGCCAACCAAGCGACTTCGAAGGGCGTCAAATTTTGGTCGTCCGTCTCGAGAACTTCGGGATCCTGCTTCCAGGCTTCCTCCGGGAAGATATTGACGACGCGCTTGCAAATCCCTTCCCGATCATAGAAGCTCTTGAGGTAAGCCGGAGTAAGCATCTCCGGGTAACCGCACTCCTTGTCAATGTCCTTACCCCGGTCAATCAGCTGTTCCAAAAAGCGCCCTCGCAAATTCAGGGCCGTCATCATCAAGTCGTTGGTAGTAATCTGGCTCATGGAGTCTCCTTCTCCCTTATCTATTCGTACTCGCGAGGAGCATCCTCACCCCACCAAGAAACGAATAGAAACCAGAACAACCAGAGGAGCGAGTTGACAGGCCCAGCTTTCAGCCAAGACACGCACGCAACAGTATCACTCCGTTGGGATGAGTTGTTCGTACTGGCCCAGCTACGACAAACCACTCTAAAAAGCAATGTCTATTTATCCAGCAGCCTTGTCAGTGGGGCAGCTTCGACAGGTCGGCGTGCTGCTTGTCCACTACGTAGATCTCCCAATGCTGCACGAAGTTAGGATTGCAATCCTTCGGTGTGTCCAGCGAGGCGTGTGGATACTTCTCTGCGGCCAACTCCTTAAAAGGGATCACCGGATGGCGATGGAGGATGATTAACTGTCCAACCTGAAAGTCCCGGGCAAGGCGCGCCGTGGCTTGTACGGTCCCAGGCATCTTCGGGTCCATTCCCATCTCTGCGAACCTTCCCATCAGCCAAACACCGATGGCCTGCAGATCCTGGACATACTGCGGTTTGAGCGGGATGATCTTCATTCGGTTTCCCCGACCTTGGGCTTGGGTGGATTGACCAAGGGTTTGGTGATCCCACAAAGCTGACAATGATTTACAGTCCTCGGAAACGGCATTGGAATAACCAACGTGGCTGCATCACAGCGGCATTGAAACACCTCCCTGCCTCCCACCCTGACGATGTGACACCCAAATGGAATCTCGGCATTCAATTGCAAGAGGGATCATCCGGCGCC